CCCCTCTTAATCTGACACGTCCATCCAGCGTGCATACCCCCCACCCCTTGTTTTTCTAGGAGTCCCTTGCTTTTGCTACACCCCCCATATATAGTTTCAACAACTTAGCCGGACAACTTATACCAGCTATGCAAAACAACACACTAGCTTACCTGTTGGAGAACGAGGACGGCCTTGTTCCTCCTCTTGAGCAAGTCCCGATCGGCAATTCGCCAAAGCTCACGGATCGGGAGGACATCTTTGCCTCTGCGCAAACGGCCAAGTTACTGCATGATCTCGGCGATGAGATCGAAGTCACTGAAGAAGACGAAGGCCGTGCCCAAGAATTGTTTGAAACCGCCCGCACGCCGACCAAGCACGAGCGCCAGTTGCCGGGTGTCATGCTCAAACTCGAAGCCTTGCTGACGCAGTACGATCACATGGTGATTCAGGATGCCCAGCAGGTCAGAACCTACGTCACAAATCGCCTGCTAGAGGAGTCCAACGACCCGGACCCCAAGGTGCGCATGCGTGCACTGGAGAATCTGGGCAAGATTTCCGAAGTCGGGCTGTTCACCGAGCGCAAGGAGATCACTATCCGTGACAAATCCACGGAGGATCTCACCGAATTGCTGCGCAACAAGCTCACACGTCTGATCGACGGGGATGCCAGAGAAATCGAAGACGCGGAAGACGCCGAATTTGAGGACTACGCCCCGATGAAGTTGGCAAGAACCGTCACTGCGGACGACATTTTGAGCGAAATGTGAACGCGCCGAGTGAGCTGACACAGGCCGAGATCGCAGCACTGCTCTCAAACCTCGACAAGATGAACGAGGTGGAGAAGTTACAGGTGCTGGAGGTCGTAGAAGAGCTAGAAAACCGCAAAAAATTCCAAAAAGCACGCGTTTCGCTGCTGGATTTCTCCCAAGCGATGATGCCTGACTACAAAATAGGCAGACATCACAAAAAACTCGCTCAACTCCTAGAAGATATGGCCCACGGACGCAAAGATCGCGTCACAGTCAGCATCGCGCCTCGTATGGGTAAGTCTCAGCTGACGTCAATCTTCTTTCCGGCGTGGTTTATCGGGAACTGGCCCGACAAAAAGATAATGATGGTGTCGCACACCGCTGATCTGGCCGTCGATTTCGGTCGTAAGGTGCGAAATCTGGTGAACAGCGAGGAATACAAGCAGATTTTCCCTGATGTGACGCTGGCCGCAGACTCAAAGTCGGCTGGGCGCTGGTCAACTAACAAGGGTGGGGATTACTTCGCGATTGGTATTGGTGGTGCGATCGCTGGTCGTGGTGCTCACTTGCTCGTGATCGACGATCCTCACAACGAACAGGACGTTTTGAACGGGAACTTCGAGGTTTTCGAGAAGGCGTACGAGTGGTATGCCTACGGTGCTCGTACTCGACTGATGCCCGGTGCGGCTGTTGCGGTGGTTGCAACACGATGGGCGGAGCAGGACCTGATTGGCAAACTCCAGAAGGACATGATCCGTAACCCCGAGGCAGACCAGTGGGATGTCGTGGAGTTCCCGGCTCTGTTCGAGCGGGCGGACGCACCTGCGGATGCGCCAGATGAAGATAAGTACACAGCGCTCTGGCCGGAGCAGTGGCCGGTCGACAGCCTCCTCAGAACTAAAGCGTCAATGCCGGGGTTCCAGTGGGCGGCGCAGTATCTCCAGCAGCCGACCTCGCGTGAGGCGTCAATAATCAAGCGGGAGTGGTGGCAAGAATGGGACGGAGACAACCCGCCCCAGTGCGAGTACATAATCATGTCACTCGACGCCGCAGCAGAAAAAAACAACCGTGCTGACTTCACCGCGCTTACGACGTGGGGGGTGTTCTACATGGACAGCCCGGAGACGGGCAGGCCGGAGGCAAACATAATCTTGCTGAACAGCATCAAGGAGCGCCTTGAGTTTCCTGAGTTAAAACGCCTCGCGTGGCAGGAGTACAGTGACTGGCAGCCAGATTGGTTCGTGGTGGAAAAGAAATCAGCCGGTACTGCCCTGTATCAGGAGATGCGCAGAGCCGGTATTCCGGTGCAAGAGATCACACCGACTCGAGCTTCCGGCGATAAAGTAGCGCGTCTAAACGCAGTTTCTGATATTTTTGCGTCTGGCATGGTGTGGTATCCGTTAGGTCGTCGGTGGGCCGAAGAGGTCGTAGACGAAGTTTGTGGGTTCCCAGCCATGCCGCATGACGACTTGGTGGACTCGACGATCTACGCGCTGATGCGCTTTCGAGATGGTGGCTTCATTCGCCTCCCCACTGATTCGTGGGAGGATGAGCATGATTATCAGCCGGTACGCGCGGCGTACTACTAGGATCAAATATGGCAGTTGAAAAAGCGATGTACGGCGCCCCGGTGGGTCTCGACGAAGAAATGGCAGACGTAGAGCCTGTAGAAGTTGAGATTGCAGTCGAGGATCCAGAGAGTGTTGAGTTTGGCATTGATGGCGAGACTTTGTTCCGCATCGAGGCCGCTGACGAAGGCGACGAGATTGCACACGATGCGAACCTCGCTGAACACATCGACGAGCAGCAGCTAAACATCATCGCAGAAGAACTGCTTGAGTCGTACGCGACTGACATCGAATCCAGAGCGGAGTGGGAAGAAACCTACTACGACGGTCTTGAGCTACTGGGCCTCAAAATCGAGGACCGGTCGGAGCCTTGGGAAGGCGCGTTCGGCGTTTATCACCCCCTCCTCGCGGAAGCTGTAGTGAAGTTCCAGTCGGAGACGATTGTTGAAACTTTCCCTGCACAAGGGCCAGTGAAGACAAAAATTCTTGGCGCCGTAAACCGTGAGAAAGAGGAGTCTGCCATACGAGTTCGTGAAGACATGAACTATATGCTGACAGACGGAATGCCCGACTACAGGTCAGAACATGAACGCACTCTTTGGAACCTACCGATTGCTGGTTCTGCCTTCAAGAAGAACTTCTATGACGCGGCACTCGAACGCCCAGTAGCTCAATTCGTTCCGGCTGAAGACTTCATCGTCAGCTACGGCGCTACAAGTCTGGAGTCTGCACAGCGTTACACGCACCGCATGAAGCGTAGCAAGAATGAGCTGCGCAAAATGCAGGTCAGCGGCTTCTATCGTGACATCGACCTCGGCGATCCGGTAGCAGATGAAGACGACATCCAGCGTCGCAAGAATGAAATTGGAGGCTACGATGCAGCACGAGACGACCGGTATACGGTGCTTGAGGTGCATTGCGAGTTAGATTTAACCGGCTTCGAGGACCTAGACAAGAATGGAGATCCGACGGGTATCGAGGTGCCATATATTGTCACCATCCTGAAAGACTCCGGTGAAATCCTGTCGATCTACCGTAACTGGGAAGAAGGCGACAGCAAGAAGCGCAAGCTGATTCACTTCTCCAACTACACGTACATTCCGGGCTTTGGCTTCTACGGCCTTGGTCTGATCCACCTCGTTGGTGGTTTCGCGAAGGGTGCGACAAGCATTATGAGACAGCTTGTAGATGCTGGTACCCTCAGCAATCTTCCGGGTGGTTTCCGTACTCGCGGCCTCCGCATCCGTGGTGGCGATACCCCCATCGCTCCGGGTGAGTTCCGTGACGTGGATGTACCGAGTGGCACAATCCGCGACAACATCATGCCGCTGCCTTACAAGGAGCCATCAGCTGTACTGGCTGGGCTGCTCGATAAGATCGTCGGCGAAGCACGTCGGTTCGTGTCTATGGCGGACCTTCAGGTTGGCGACATGCAGCCTAACGCGCCGGTTGGGTCCACACTGGCTATCCTCGAGCGCCAGCTCAAGACCATGACTGCGGTGCAGGCTCGCGTGCACGCGGCGATGAAGAGTGAGTTCAAGATCCTCAAGCGCATCATGGCGCAGATGGCTCCGGTCGACTACGAATACGATGCGGTTGGTGATGAAGGGTTCTCTGCACGTCAGCGTGACTACGCGAACGTGGAAATTATTCCTGTTTCAGATCCGAATGCGTCGACCATGTCGCAGCGCATTGCTCAGTACCAAGCCGCGTTCCAGCTGGCTCAAGGTGCTCCGCAGCTGTATGACCAGAAGTTATTGCACCGTCGCATGGTCGAGACGTTGGGTCTGAAGGACGCAGAGAAGCTCGTGCCGGATGAAGACGACGTCAAGCCAGCAGATCCGATGACTGAGAACATGAACATGCTCATGGGCAAGCCTGTGAAGGTGTTCGCGTATCAGGACCACGAGGCGCATATCCAAGCGCACATGTCGTTCTCGCAAGATCCAGAGATTATGAAGATGCTGGAGATGCAGGGCGATGCGGCCAAGATCAAGCTCGCCGCTGGCATGGAGCACATCAACGAGCACCTCGCGTATCTGTATCGCGCTCGTGTGGAGATGGAGCTGGGTGTACCGCTCCCCGCTCTCGACGACGAAGAACAGCACCTCACCGAGGACCAAGAACTTGCCATTTCGCGTCTGGTTGCAGAAGCAGCCCCGCGTATTACGGGCAAAGCACAGCAGAAGGCGCAGGCCGAGCAGGCACAGCAGCAAGCTCAGGACCCTGTCATCCAGATGCAGCAGAGAGAACTTCAGCTCCAAGAACAGGAGCTGCAACGCAAGGTCCAGAAGGACCAGATGGACCACCAGATCAAACTGGCTCAGGTTCAAATCGAAGCAGCACGTGTCCAGTCGCAAGAAAAGCAGGCTGGCGCAGCAATGGGAGCGAAGATCGCTTCCGACAGCAAGAAGGTCGATGCCGACCTCAAGAAGGCTGGCCTCAAGGCAGGGGTAGACCTGTCAAAACGCTAAGGAGCGCACATGGTTCGTACATTCGGAGAACACCTCCGCAAAGAAATTCGCAAGGACATGGACGACATTACGGACGCACTCGCGGTCGGGTCGGCTAAGTCCTACGAAGAATACGCCCACATGACGGGCGTCATTAAGGGCTTGGCGCAAGCTGAGCGGTTACTGCTGGACCTCATGGAGGCCGCTGAAAAATCCGAGTAAGGAGTGGTTATGACTACAGCCGAACAGGCTGCAACACAGCTCACTGAGCAGCAAATTCCGAAACCCGCAGGGTACCGGTTGTTGGTAGCGATACCAGAAGTAAAGGAAACGTACGGCGATTCAGGCATCGTGAAGGCCGCCACCGAAATCAAGAATGAAGAGATTTCGACGATGGTGGTGCGCGTGATCGACATGGGCCCTGACGCGTACAAGGACGAGAAAAGGTTCCCAAATGGCCCGTATTGCCAGATTGGTGACTACGTTCTCATCCGTGCCTATTCCGGCACGCGCTTCAAGATTCACGGTAAAGAACTGTTCCGCGTCATTAACGATGACTCGGTTGAGGCCGTGGTTGAAGATCCAACGGGATATTCCCGCATTTAGGAGTAATTTATGGCTCAAGCCGCCGAAAAGGATGATTTTGAGGATACCGAATTTGTAATCGGTTCGGACCCATCTGGCGTACCTCCGGGTATGAAAAACAAGCAGATGGAAGAAGAAGTTGATGTAGAAATTGAAGACGAGCCTAAGAAAGAGGCTAAGAAGGTCGAGGAAGAAGACGATTTCGAGCTTGAGATCGTTGACGACACCCCGCCGCAGGACCGCAACCGCAAGCCGCTCCCTGACGAGGTCAAGGCGGAACTTGAGCAGGATGAAACCGAGGAGTACTCGGCTAAGGTTAAGCAGCGTATCGACCAGCTCAAAAAAGCATGGCATGACGAGCGCCGAGCCAAAGAAGAAGCGGCTCGTGAGCGTGAAGCCGCTGCCATGTACGCCCAACAGTTACAAGCCGAGCGTGACCGCCTCCGTGGTCAGCTGACGCAAGGTGAGCAGTGGGCGCTAGAGCAGGCGAAAGGCCGTGCTCAGCTGCAACTAGAAGCAGCAAAACGCGCTTACCGTGATGCGTATGAGCAGGGTGACTCTGATGCGATTGCTGAAGCCCAGCAGAACTTGAGCCGTGCTACATACCAAGCGGATCAAGCCAATGCGATGTATCCGGTGTTTAATACTCCGCAACAACCGCAAAACAGTGCTTTACAGCGACAACCTGCACAGGTATATAATCAACCCACGGAACCGCGTGTACGCGCACCTGAGCCCGACGCTCAAACTAGAGAGTGGGGCGAACGCAACAAGTGGTTTGGAAATGATGATGAAATGACCAGCTTTGCGCTGGGCCTTCATCAGAAGCTGACGAAGGAAGGTATTCCGCCTTCGACCAGCGAATACTACGAGCGAATTGACGCTCGCATGCGTGAGGTGTTTCCCGACAAGTTCGAGGATGCAGCTCCTAAAAAGGAAAAGCGTCGACCCTCTACCGTCGTCGCCTCCGCCGGAAGAACTCCGAAGGGGAAGAAGGTAGTGCTAACACAGTCGCAAGTAGCGATGGCTAAAAAGCTGGGTATTTCCCCAGAAGCCTATGCTCGCGAAGTGATGAAACTGGAGAATAGTAATGGCTGATGAAATTCGTAACCGTGAACCTCGTCCGGTTTCTCGCTCGCAAGAAACTCGTGAAACGAC